AAGGTGGCGAGGTTATCCTTTCTGACTTCCGAGGTTCAGGCGCTATCGGATTCTGGGCATCTTACGCCTTGGGGATTGAGCGTAATACAAGAGCTGAAACGCTTGATGAACGGACTACCACGTACATCTCATGTGTCAAAGACCGCGACCAAGGTATCTACACTGGAACCAAGGTCATGCTTAAGGGTGACATTCAAACCGGACGTTTAATGGAACCACAAGCCCGTACTAAGTCATTTGATACAGGTGAAGCAAGGCAACAAGAAGTGCCGGATTTACCGGACACTATAGAAGAGACAACTTTTGACGATGAACAGGAGTTTTAATGGAAATTATTAAACCAGTATTGAATATCGGTATTGAGATCCTATTCATGCTTGTGATCGCAGATTATGCTGCACGATATGGCTTCAAGAAAGCAGTGAAACTTATCGTTGCATCTGGTTTTATGATGTCAATGTTCTTTATTGTAACACGCCTTATCTAGTGTATTTATCAGGGCTTGTCTCACATGTGAGACAGGCTCTTATTAAGTACATTAAATAACTGGAGATTGATTATGTATAAATTAGTATTGAATGTAGGTGATTATGTTCGTAACATCAATGAAGCCTCACGTCGTTATCGTTGCCGTGGTGTAGTGGCTCGTGTAAGTGAGAACATGTATCATGTAGAATATGATGATGGTATTAAGGCTTCTTATCACAAGAAAACCGCACATAAATATCTTGAAAAGGTTGTAGAGGTAAGCAATCAATGTAAGTGCATACATGATGAGGTTTGCGATAAATGTGCTCGCCAGATGCTTAAGAATTTCCTAGCCCCTCTTTATTATGGTGCTGGTCCTCAAACACTAGCAGAGTACATGGCAGAAAAGAAAACCACACTCAAGAAAGAGCGTCGCAATGTAATCACTGGTAAGACTCAGAGTGAGATGATTAAGCAATGTGGCACTGCATTAGGTTACACAGTTCAATACTCGTGCATTGGGTAAATCCACAGGACAAGCTATGGTGAAAATTGGTGAAGCTATGATGCACCCAAATGTGCCTGTGCGAATCTTGGATGTTGACCATGCAATCACAGAGCATGGCACACCACGGCGTGTAGCTAATGATCATTTCGCCGACACTATAGAAGGTATTATTCGTAAGCAAGGGTTGAAGGGTCTTCACATCTTAAATGGTGAAGAATTACTGTACCTGCCTATCGTTACTGAAGAAACATACGTGAATATCTAAGGAGTTAATCATGACTAAGGTATTAATTTATATGCGTGGACCTCATAAATGCTATGCAGTTGTAGCACCAAATGGCGTTAAGCCTTATCGTACTTCAAAAAGATTGGCATTAATAGGTGCTAGTAGTAGTGCAAGTTTCCAAATGGAACTTTTTGGTCATTGGACTGAAAGGCAATTCCGTGAGGATTTTAAAGTCATTGGCAGTTTCATGGTGAAATATGCAGAATAAACATAGTCTTAGAATGTTCGATGGTCATGAAGACCTGCAAGCCAAGATTACTAACCAAGCCTTCCTGTTCGCACAGTTAACTATGGCTGAGGCCAAGAAGAATAGTCTCACTCGTGAACAGGTTATCAAGGAAAGTGAAGTGAAACGTAAGATTCGCAGTCGATAAGTCAAGGGTTGTCTCACGTGTGAGACAGCCTTTTATCATGTTGATTGGAGGTGCATTATGCCACGTGATTATGATTCTGATTGGGACTACTATGACTCAATGAATCCAAAACCAGAACGTTCAGATGATTACTACGAAACAGAGGCAATGTATGAAAACTATTAAAGTCAGTAAGGTTTGCTCTTGCGGTAAAGGTTATCGCAGTCGTATTGATGGTAAGTGTGGACATTGTAGGTCTAAGAAAGAGGCTGCTTTGTTTGACAAGTACCACAATGAATTAGCCTATAACTACCCACATCTAACACCTAATTCTTTATTAGGGCTTGGTTATAGGGCTAAATACTTTGGAGCAATCTATGAAATCAATTGATTGGAAGAAGGAGGCAGAAGGTCGTATCCTCGTGATGGATGCGGAAGCTAAAGGACTCCTTGACGCTATCCGATATGGACACCGTGAAGATGTGCATATCATTTGCTGCATGGATTTGCTTACTACCGAGGAGTTTCTCTTCTTTGACCCGTATGAGATGCGTGACCCTGAAGCAAGAGAACGCCTGAAGGAATGGGAAGGTCATCAAGACGGAACCTTGGTTGATGGTGTTAACTTCCTGAAGCATTGTGAAGCTATTGTGTCACAGAACTTCCTAGGGTATGACGGGCTTCTCTTTGAGAAAGCATTCCCTGATATTTGGAAAGGCTTTAACTATACCGAGAAGCGCGGTAAGGGCAGACTCCGTGCTGACCTGTGTCCGGTGCGAGTCATGGATACGCTGGTGATGAGTCGCCTGTTAAACCCCGATAGACGCCTTCCTCCGCAAGCATATGCCAAAGGTATGGGTAACGTCGCCCCTCACTCAATTGAGGCGCACGGCATCCGTATAGGTCGCTATAAACCGGAGAACGAGGACTGGTCTAAACTAACTGACCACATGGTTCACCGTGTACGTGAGGACGTGGCGATTGGTCGTGACTTGTTCCTCTGGCTCTTTAACGGGGAATGGATGGAGCACAAACGCCGTGGCGTGAATAAACGCACGGGCCTAGGCATTGAGACAGCCTTCCACATGGAGTCCATTGTGGCGCTGGAGATGAGCCGTCAGGCCGAGCGCGGGTTCCGTCTGGACATCGACAAGGCTTTGGCCCGATGCGAAGAATTGGACGCTAAGATTGATGAGACAGTCGCAGCGTTCCGCCCTCACATGCCTATGCGTATCAAGTCTAAACCTTTTAAACCGGAAGAAAAGAATGAAGTATGCCAACGCGCAAATGAGTATGGAGCTAGCAACAATATACCTACTGTCCTTGACCCCTCACACTTTCTTCATGCCGAGAGACGAGGAGATCGCAAGACAGTATGGAGTGTCACTACTAAGTCTGGTGATTGGTCGGCTAGTGTCAAGAAAGACTTTCCTCACCTTAGAGGAAACCGTAATGACACGCCAAGCATCAAGTGGATTGGCGCTTACTCGCCTGTTACTTTCGAAGAGATTCCCTTGGGTAACAGGGATACAGTTAAGCAAGTGCTCTATGAGTATGGATGGAAAGGTGTTGAATTTAACGATACCGAGCAAGCTCATCTCGATGAGCACGGAGTGTTACCAAAACCTTGGAGTGGTAAGATAAATGAAAAGTCCCTCACTTTATGGCAAGAAAGAGCCGCACGTGAAGGTAAAACAGTCCCTGATTGGTGCTTGGGTATCGCTGCATGGTACATACTCGTATCCCGTCGTGGTCAGATACTCAACCGTGGTGACGTTGAAGCCTTCAACGAGAAGGGAACGTGGCCCTCGCAGGCTGGTGTACGAAAGTGTCGCGGCCTTGTACCTGTAGCATTCAACAAGGAGCTAGGAATCAATGCGCAGCAATACTACGAGAGGTACGGATGTTGGCCTACGTCTGACAAAGATGACGGAGAGTGGCGTGTTCCAGCTGTTGCTATTAGTATTGGCACTTCTACGTTCCGTATGCGTCATCGTAACGTGGTTAATATTCCTGCCCGTGGCTTGTATCCTTTACGTGATTTATTCATAGCAGGGAAAGGCAAGCTAATCCTTGGTTGTGACGGTGCAGGTCTTGAACTGCGTGTCCTGTCTCACTTCATGAATGACCCTGAGTACCAAGAGATTGTACTGCACGGTGATATTCATACGCATAACCAGATGAAGGCTGGTCTTCCTAAGCGTGATATGGCGAAGACGTTTATATACGCCTTCCTCTATGGTTCTGGTATAGCCAACCTTGCAGCAGTCTGCGGTGTTACTGAGGAAGAAATGAAGGAAGTTGTGGCAAGATTCGAGATTGAACTACCGTCTCTTGCACGTCTTCGTGAGAATGTTATCGCACAAGGTAACAAGTTTGGCTACCTGCAAGCACCTGATGGGCATTGGGGTCGCATCCGCATGTCTGGTGGTGAACTTAAAGAGCACACGATGCTTAACGTATTACTCCAGATGACTGGCTCTTTGTGTATGAAATATGCATTAGTCAAGGCATTTGCAGTAATGCGCAAGGAAGGTGTAGCTTTGGATGCTATGGGAAATCCTTGTGGTGTGGCTAACGTGCATGATGAAATCCAGATGGAAGTTCCTGAAGAGGAGGTCTTGTATCTTAACTACGACCTACCTTTCACCTTAGATGGGTTCGAAACAGAGAAGGCTGCTGTGAAAGCAGTTTTCGATGCAGAGGAGAAACGTGTTCATGTGGATTCTGAAGGACGTATGTGGTCTGCTGCAAACCTCGTTAGCGTTGATGCTGATGCTGGTGTATTGCATTGCCAGCGCCGTTATCACCGTGCAGGTCATATCATTGCCGACGCCATGACTTGGGCAGGGCAGTATCTGAAGATGCGTTGCCCGATGGCAGGAGAATATAAGATTGGCGCAAGCTGGAAGGAAACACACTGATGGATAGGCTTGACATTATTTGCCTATTCTTCACTCTCTTTCTTACACTCCTTATGCTTGCTTGTTATGGGAGTATGAGACTAGATATACCTGATGAAGAAGAGGGTTACGACTAATGCAAACTGCTTTTATTATTCTTGGTATCATATTATTTATGGTAGTACTCTGGGCCTTCTCTGGCATTGACCCGGATTGTGATGGTAACTACGACTGAGTTATACTCAAGGTCACTTACGAGTGGCCTTTATGGATAACTTAACTAAGGAAATATTATGATTAAATACACTGCTTATCAGTTAACTAAAGACCATAAGATAGGTATTGAGGTTAAGGCTTGGGAGCGAGGTCATATCTCTGGAGTAATAGAGGTGCGTTCCAAGGAAGGTATGATGATTAGAAGACACTTTAGTTTCGCTAAATCTACTTGTAAGCATTTAACAGAGGAACAATTCTTACATCATATTATTAATAATATTAAAGCTATCCAACCTTATGCCAAGCAAGTTGTAGGTAATGTCACAGTAGTGCATTGATTTACTGGACACTATAGAAGGAAGCCTAGACAATCTAGGTTTATAAGGTAGTATAGGTAATTAAGTAAATATAGGAGATATAAACATGTCTATGGTAACTACTCTGGTATTTGTAGCTCAATACTTTCGTGGTCTGGCTAATAAGTTCAAGTCCAAGGCTATCAAAGCTATTGAGTCTCGCATCGAGGCAGTACAGGCAGAGCAAGTTAAAGTTGAAGAACATCGTAGTTCTCAAATGATTGACTGCCATAACCGCTACTATGTATCTCGTGATGACCTTAATGCACGCCAAGTCAAAGAGGTTGAAGAGATGCTGGCACGTCACCAGCAAGAGCGCGACAGCCTGAAAGCTGAATTTGAAGAGAACAAGGCATCCATCGCCCTTGTACATCAAGCCGCATCTGACAGCCTGAAGAAAGAGATTGTTATGCTGGAGATTGAGTTAGACAATCTTACCAAATAATTACTGGACACTATAGAACAATAGGTCGGCTTAGTTCGGCCTATGATTGTAAAGTGTTGAACCTTATTGTGCATCTTGCACAACCCGATGCTATATCGGGCTTTCTAGTGAGTACATGCTTGTGCTCAGTACAAAGCTAACTGACAATAGGAGACTAAATAAATGGCACGTGGTGATTTTGATTTTGGTGCTCAGGTTACTAAGGCTGAAGGTAAAGTATTTAAGAACCCTGAAGTTGGTGATCATGAAGCAGTAATCTCTGGCATCATTCATGTTGGTTCCTTCCAAGATATTTTTAAGAAAGGTAATACCACTGAGGTTAAGAAGCCAGCAAACTTTGTTCTTGTTAAGATTATCCTGATGGGTGACGACGACAAGAATGAAGATGATTCTCGCATGGAACAGTGGATGGCTGTGCCTCTGAAGTCTGGTGACAAGGCAACCTTGACTAAGTTCCTGAATGCAGTTGACCCTAAAGAGCTGCTTGGTGGTTTCGATGACTTCATAGGTGAATGCCTGACTGCAACTATGGTTGGCTCTGGCGACAAGAATGATGATGGTACTTTCAAGTATGTTAACTGGAAAGGCTTTGGCGGTATGCCTGATAAGTTGAAGAAGCTTGTACTGGCTCAGGTAGAAGAGGAAGGTCTGTCTATGACAGGTCATATCACCTTCGACAAGCTGACCAAAGAAATCCTTGATGACATCCCAGCTAACTTGGTGCGTCAATACTTCCTTAATGAAACACCTCGTGGTAAGAACCTGTCTGTTGCTGGTTCTCACGTAGAAGCAATCATTAAAGCTGCTCGTGAAGAAGACCCAGAGTGGAAGAAAGCCAAGAAGAAAGATGACGAGGATGCTACTCCAGCTAATCGTAAATCTCTGGATACTGGTGAGTCTGTTCCACAGGAAGTACCTGAAGCAGAAGATACTCCTGCACCGGAGATGGATGAGGACGCGGAATATTAAGGAGGAAGGATGAAAGTACAAATCGTAACTCTGCACTGCAAGAAAGGTATCACAACGCTCGGAGGTAGCACTTTCCACTCTTTCTCCGAAGGGGAGATTTATGCTGACCTGCACTACATCTGGCGCGACGGACAGCACGTGGTGAACTACAGCGACCCAGCTACGGGGAAACGCCACGGCGTATCGCTTCCGGCGCATGACATTGCTCAGGTGAACACAGTTTTATAAAGTCTCACGTGTGAGACAAATCGGTGTCCGGTATTTACTGGACACTATAGAAGAGAAGAATTTTAATCGGCGATAATGCCACAACTAACAAAGGAGAATTTAATATGTTCAAGATTGAAACTATCGTAAACCGTGTTGTTAAAGGTGCTGCTCTGGTATCCGTTGAGTCTTTCATTATCGTCGATGAAGCTGATCAACTGGTAGCTGGTACTAAGGCTTACGATACCCGTGAAGAAGCTCAGGCTAAGATTGACAGCATGGGTAACTTCGCTGCTGGTCTGGAGTTCGCTCGCGCTTGCTTCCCTGAGCAGGCTGACAAAGCTCAGATTGGTAAGGCTAATATCGTAGCTGAATATCTGGATTGGATTGCTGCTGGTAAGCCGGTGAAAGAAGTTAAGTCTGCTGAAGAAGCTGAAGCTCAGGCAGTAGAAGAAGTAGCTGCACCGGTAGCTGCACCGGTAGGTGCTCCGGTAAGCGAAGAAGAAGAGTTTTAATTGATGCCCTGTCTGCCTTAGTGTAGGCAGGGTCTTTTGCGTAATAGTTATTGGAGAATGAATTATGCCGACTATTAAATCTCGTTTAGTAGCAGACTATGTGTATGGTCGTGACTTAAAGTTAATGCAAGATTACTTTAAAGTAATCATCCTGCTGGATGGAGAAGTGTTTCACACTAAAACATTCACCCTTCCTGAATTGTTTGATTTAGGTTATTGGGGTTATACATATCAGGCCATAGCAGACAAGGTGCTACTCAGTGTATTAGAGGAGTGGCCTACATGCGACCAAACTTCGACTTCGGAGCTACAGTATCGGAAGACAATAACCTGTTGCTGTGGCCAACTGAAGGTAATAGAATCGCTTTAATAGATGCTGACATGTTACCCTACATCGTAGGTTATACAATCAGTGACATGACTTATGTACGAGCCACAACTCGTGTTAAGTCAGGACAAGTCCCATCAATCAAAGATACACCTGAGTGTAAGCAAGCGTGTGACCGTGTGAACTCCTTGCTCAACTCTTGGGTGTATGCAGCAGAGTGTGATGCAGCTAAGTTATTCATGACGAAATCAGAAGCTAACTTCCGTGTTCGCCTAGCCTTCACCAAGCCTTATAAGGGTCAACGTAAGACCGAGAAGCCTCCGTTCTTCTATGAATTGCGAGAGCATCTCTTAGAGGTTCATGGTGCAATCTTGGCAGATGGAGAAGAGGCTGATGACCTCATGAGCATTGCACAATGGGACAGCCACCGCCGCTTCCAGCAAGATACAGGTAACGAGTTCCCTATCGGTAGTCCAGAGCATAAAGCATTCTCTGATACTTGCATCGTTTCCTTAGATAAGGATTTGATGATTGTTCCCGGTTGGCATCTTCAGCCGGGTCAAGAGAAGAAATGGGTAGAGCCTATGGGTTGGCTTGAGCTACGCCGTAAGGCTAATGGTCAGGTTAAAGACCTTAAAGGTGCTGGCCTCATGTTTCATTATGCACAGATGATTATCGGTGATGATATTGATAACTATGCTGGCATACCTGGACGTGGTGCTAAATACGCCTATGATCTTCTCAAAGATTGTAAGACAGAGAAAGAGTTGTACATGGCAGTGCTTGGTGCTTACAAGGCTAAGTTCGGACATGGACAAGTTAAGATTAAGAATTACCGAGGTGGTTATCGTATCGGCAAGGCTTTTGACCTGATGCTCGAATGTGGTCGCCTAGCTCACATGGCAAGATTCAAAGGTGATATATGGCGAGCCGATAAGAACCCAATCTTGTGGGGAGATGATGCGAAATGGTTAGCAAATTAAAATCATCGGAGGTAGCAGCTTATAAGAGGGAATTGCTAGAGAAGCAAGGGTGGAAGTGCCCACTATGTGGCGGCAGTCTCAAGGCTGTTACTCCTATAAACCGTGTACTTGACCATGACCATGAGACAGGATTCTGCCGTGCTGTTGTATGCCGAGGCTGCAATGGTGCAGAAGGAAAGATTAAGGGTGTTATCTCTGGTTACGGTAAGGCTGGTAACAACCGTTACTTCCAGCTTCAATGGTTAGAGCGACTATATGAATACTGGAAGTTACATAGTACGCCTCAGACAGATAAGTTATATCACAAACATCAAACGGAGGCAGAGAAGCGCGAGGCTAAGAACCGTAAGGCACGCCTTGCTTATGCAAGAAAGAAGGAGGTTAAAGTTGGGTAAGCTTCGCAGCTTGTACAAAGACTCCGAGGTACTTGATGCAATCGAGCAAGCTACCGACGAGAAAGGTAATGTTAATTATAATGAGATGGCACGTGTATTATCGTGTCACCCTGTGGGTAAGAAGATTACCCGCCAGTTGGCTCGATACTGGCATGGTCAATTCAAGAAGACCAAGAAGAATGGTGATTATTACCAGACCCTTCTGCAAGAAGATAAGCGTATCAAAGAAGAGCGTAAGCTCAGGACTCCTGACCGCTACGAGGATTTGGCTATTGTACCATTGCCTGACTCGCCTCATCGAAGTGTACTGGTAATCCCTGATACTCATGCACCTTATGAGCATCCAGATACCTTAGAGTTCCTTGCAGCAGTCGCGGCACGTTACCGTCCAGATACAGTGGTTCACTTAGGAGATGAGGCAGATAAACACGCCCTCTCCTTCCATGACTCTGACCCTAATCTGGATAGTGCTGGCATGGAGCTAGAGAAGGCTCGTGTCTTCATGCACAAGTTGCACAAGATGTTCCCTGTGATGCGCCTGTGTCATTCTAATCACGGCTCTATGCACTTCCGTAAGGCAAGCGCCAAGGGTATTCCAGTGCAATATCTTCGCACCTACCGTGAAGTCTTTTTCCCAAATGGAGGTGGCGACCAGTGGGATTGGCAGCATACACATGTTCTTGAGTTGCCGAATGGTGAACAAGTGGCATTCAAGCATCAACCTGCTGGCTCTGTCCTAGCAGATGCAGCGCATGAGCGTATGAACCTTGTGTGTGGTCACTTGCACGGTAAGATGTCTGTGGAGTACGCACGTAATACACATGAACAGTATTGGGCTGTGCAAGGTGGCTGCTTAATTGATGAGTCATCCCGTGCATTTGCCTATGGGCGTGAGTCTAAATACAAGCCAGCATTAGGTTGTGTGGTTATTCTGGAGGGTGTGCCTCATATTGTCCCGATGCAAACCAATAGCGACAACCGTTGGATTGGCAAGATTTAGTTGACACTATAGAACAAAGGGCTAGGTAAGACTTTATCGGCTGGCGTATCCAAATGATATTGCACTAGCCCTTGATTGTATAGTGAATGGAGGATTCAATATGTCACACTATGAATGTAAGAAGTGTCATAAGCGTTATGATTACTGTACTTGTGGTCAAGAGAAAACATCTTTTAAAGTTGGAGACAAGGTATTTCGTAATGAAAAAGATTCGATTCCTTGGAATCAATACTGCAAAGAAGCTGGTATTGACCCTGATAGCCCTGTAACCATAGATGATATTGATGGCATTAACTTGTGCTTTCGTGAGGTGAGGGGTACAGGTTGGGATTCCAAAAAATTCAAACTTGCATCTGATAAGTTAGACAACAATATGGTAACTCAGCCTAAGCACTACGAGTTCTTTGATGGCGTAGAAGCAATTACTATCATCGCCCGTAGTATGACCGAGAAGCAATTCGCGGGGTATTGCATGGGTAATGCTTTGAAGTATCGTCTGCGTGCAGGTAAGAAGTTCAATACTGAAGAAGACCTGAAGAAAGCAGACTACTACAAAGAGTTATTCCAGAAGCATCGTCACGAATGTATTGATGAGGATATTTAATATGGAAGGTAAACTGTATAGAGGGTACTTCGGTAACTTATATAAAGTAAGCTCTCGCGGTTTTGTATTGACCTCTGATGATGAAGGTGCAATGTGGCACCTAAGTGCATATGGTTCTAACTTAGCACACTTTAAAGAGGCAATAGTCAAAGGTGTGATGAAGGAGGTGAAATGAACATCTTCCAATTCCTAGGTCTTCCAGAAGACCACCGCAATCATCCATTCATGCTGGTGAAGCATCGCGGTGAAGTTCCTGAGAAGAAACTTACTTTTCCATGTTATGCACAGGTGAAACGAGATGGAATATTCAGTGCTGTTGTGGTGCGCAATGATGGTGCTGTTGCCGTCTTTGGTCGTACTGGTAAGAAGCTCGCAAATGTTGAAGCCTTGGAAAAGACATTTAGTGTATTTCCTGTCGGGTTGTATCTTGGTGAGTTGCAATCTATGGCTGTTGATGTTTATCTTGAAGCTCTGTCAGGAGTGGTAAACCCTAATCGTACAGAGCCACTTGACTTCATAGGCCAGCAGATTAAAGACAACCTGTATATCGACTTCTTCGATATGTTAACTATTAAGGCATTCCATGATGGATTCACTGATGTTTCTTATCTCAAACGTTACGATGCTTTACATCGTCGTATCGGCACTCATCTTAGCGGGTGCAACGCTATCCTTCCTATCACTCCTTGCCATAATGAGCGAGAAGTTGAAGCGTTTGCGCAAGAGCAAATAGATGCAGGACGTGAGGGTGCTGTATTCAAACTGGACTGCGATTATGAAGCAGGACACAAAGGTTATCGTCAGACTAAAGAAGTCCGTAAGGTAACTTATGACCTTACTTGTATTGGCTTTGAAGAAGGTAAAGGTAAATACAAAGGTAAGGTAGCTAACCTCATTTTCAAGTGGAAAGGGGGCAAGACAATCAAAGCTATGCTCGGTAAAGGGTGGACTCATGCAGATGCAGAACAGATGTTCCACGATATTAAACATGGCGGACGGTTGAATGTCATTGGTAAAATCTTTGAAGTCAAAGGTCTTCAGGATTCAAGCAAGGGCAACATTCGTCTGCCCAAAGCGGGAGAATTAAGACATGACAAAGATGAACCAGATTTCTTTTGATAGCATGAAGGCAACTCGTGCAGTTGAGGTAGCAGAAGCTATCTTTGAAACTTTATCATGTGGCATGGAAGTGCCATATACTTTACTTGCTGATGCAGAAGAACTTGGTCTTTCTGTAGAAGCTATCCAAGAGAAGGTTGACGAATTATATGGTACAGACGAAGAAGAAACCGACGATTTCATTTGAAGGAATGGAGATGCTTGAGATGATTCTCAAGCCTTCTTCTCCGAAGGTGACTAAGACTCATGAAGAGTTAATCGTTGATGAAGTGAAGCGTTACATCATGGATTGTGTCAGAGCACAACTGGTGGTCCAATGATACGTCCAGCTTCCTTCCTAGATATTCCTGAGATTATAAACCTTGGGAATAAATATGTGGAAGAGGAAGTCAAGGTAGTGGCCCATCACTCAGCATCATGGAATGCAGAACAAAGCGCACATAACCTTTGCGCATCTCTTAGTAGAGAAGATTTATTCCTATGGGTTGCTGTAGATGAAGGGCGGATTGTAGGGTTCCTGTGGGCTGGCTATCACGAGTTGGCCCCTTGGACACCTGTAAGGGTTGCCTCTGACATTCTCTTTTATATTATACCAGAGAAGCGAGGAACCCTACTTGGTATGCGTCTCATCAAAGCCCTAAAGCAATGGGCTAGTGATAATGAATGCTCTGAGGTTCGCCTGTCTATCGCCTCTGGTATTAATGAAGAACGTGTCGGACGTATGTATAAGCGACTTGGCTTTGAACCGTTTGGCACTGTGTACAACCTGAAGTTCTAAGGAGATAACATGGGTGTTGTAAAGAAAGCATTTAAGGCTATCGGTCTTGCTCAAGATGCACCACGTATTGAAGCCAAAGTCCCAGCACAGCAGCTTGAGCGTAAGCCTGAGACTGAAGCTGAAGATATTCAAATTGGTGCAGGTGGTGATGATTCGACTGCATCTGCAAAAGGTAAGCGCGGCCTTGTCCGTCCGGTAGCTTCTAGCTTGAAGGTGTAATATGAAACAGAGCACAGATTTGGAGTATGGAGGTAAGCGGTCTAAGATACCTAAGCTATGGGAGAAGTTCTCCACTAAACGTAGCTCTTTCCTTGATAGGGCGAAGCATTACTCCAAATTAACCTTGCCCTATCTGATGAATGACAAAGGTGATAACGAGACTTCGCAGAATGGATGGCAAGGTGTAGGTGCTCAGGCAACTAATCATCTAGCCAACAAGCTAGCGCAAGTACTATTCCCTGCACAGCGTTCCTTCTTCCGTGTAGACTTAACTGCACAAGGTGAGAAGGTTCTTAATCAGCGTGGCCTGAAGAAGACAGAGCTAGCTACCATCTTCGCTCAAGTGGAAACACGGGCAATGAAAGAGTTAGAGCAACGTCAATTCCGGCCTGCTGTAGTAGAAGCATTTAAGCATCTTATTGTTGCTGGCAGCTGTATGCTATACAAGCCGAGCAAAGGTGCAATCAGTGCTATCCCAATGCATCACTACGTAGTTAACCGTGATACCAATGGCGACCTGTTAGACATTATCTTGCTACAAGAGAAAGCCTTACGTACCTTTGACCCAGCTACACGTGCTGTAGTAGAGGTTGGCCTGAAAGGTAAGAAGTGCAAGGAAGATGACAGCGTTAAGCTGTACACACATGCTAAGTATCTTGGTGATGGATTTTGGGAACTCAAGCAATCTGCTGATGATATCCCTGTGGGTAAGGTGAGTAAAATCAAATCAGAAAAGCTACCTTTCATCCCATTAACTTGGAAGCGAAGCTATGGTGAGGATTGGGGTCGCCCTCTTGCAGAGGATTACTCCGGTGATTTATTCGTTATCCAATTCTTATCTGAAGCGGTTGCCCGTGGTGCTGCGCTGATGGCAGATATCAAGTACCTGATTCGTCCGGGTGCTCAAACTGATGTTGACCACTTTGTTAACTCTGGCACTGGTGAGGTTGTCACTGGTGTAGAAGAAGACATCCATATTGTACAGTTAGGTAAGTACGCAGACCTCACACCTATTAGCGCGGTTCTAGAGGTATACACTCGCCGTATCGGTGTTGTCTTTATGATGGAGACAATGACACGCCGTGACGCCGAACGTGTTACTGCTGTAGAAATCCAGCGAGATGCGTTAGAGATTGAGCAGAACATGGGTGGTGTATACTCCCTCTTTGCTACTACTATGCAATCGCCAGTAGCGATGTGGGGTCTGCTGGAGGCAGGGGAGTCCTTCACTAGTGACCTAGTGGACCCTGTGATTATCACAGGTATTGAAGCTTTAGGACGCATGGCTGAGTTGGATAAACTGGCTAACTTTGCTCAGTATATGTCACTGCCATTACAATGGCCTGAGCCTGTCCTAGCTGCTGTGAAATGGCCTGACTATATGGATTGGGTGCGTGGTCAAATCTCTGCTGAACTGCCGTTCCTTAAATCGGCTGAAGAGATGGCACAAGAACAGGAAGCACAGATGCAAGCACAGCAAGCACAGATGCTTGAAGAAGGTGTGGCTAAGGCCGTGCCGGGTGTAATTCAACAAGAACTTAAGGAGGCGTAATGTCTTTCTCATTTACTGAACCGTCAACCACTCACCCTACTGCTGAAGAGGGTCCGGTAGAAACCAAGGAGGTAACAACTGATGCTGCTACTACTGGTGCTCCTGCTGACGCTGGCACTGCTGTACAAGATGACAATGCTGGTGCACAACCTACTGAAGACACCGGAGGAGAAGCTTCTGGACAGCCTTCAGAAAAAGGAGACAATGGCGGAGAGAATGGTGAACCTAAGCCAGATGATACCACGACCGACACTGAGGAAGTGCAATACTTCTTCGGAGAACATGAAGTAACAGTAGACATCCCACAGGATGTAACTGACAGCCTTAAAGAGAAAGGCATTGATGCCAAGCAGGTTGCCAAGGAACTCTATTCCAAAGGTGGCAAGTTTGAACTGTCAGATGCAACCAAGCAGAAATTGTATGATGCTTTTGGCAAGTTTGCGGTAGATGCTTACCTGTCAGGTCTTAAGGCTCAAAATGAAGCCTTCTTCCTGAAAGAAGCCAACGCAGCTAAAGAGTTGGAAGCAGCTAACACCCAACGCTTCTCTGATGTTTCTAAGGAAATTGGTGGCGAAGAAGGTTGGTCCCGTCTTGAGGAGTGGGCGCTTGAAACGCTATCAGATGACGAACTCACGGCATTCAATGCGGTGATGGAGTCTGGCAACCAATACCTTCAGCAATATGCTGTGCGTGAACTAGAAAGCCGCCGGAAAGCTGCACAGGGTGATGACAAGCCAAACTTGATTGAACCCTCTGCACCTGCTGCTGCGTCTGAAGACAACGGCCCACTATCGCGTGAGCAGTACCTGCGTGAGATGATGACCCTTAGCTCTCGTTTCGGTACAGACAAGAAAGCGGCTGCTGAGTATCAGGCTAAACTGGATGCTCGCCGTCGTGCGGGGATGGCTCGCGGACTCTAATCAGTATTTACTGGACACTATAGAAGGGAGAAATGTCTCCCTAAAATATCACTTTGATTTATAAGGAGGTTTATTAATGTCTACACCGAATACTCTGACCAACGTTGCAGTCTCCGCTTCCGGTGAGGTAGACAGCCTGCTCATTGAGAAATTCAATGGTAAGGTGAATGAGCAGTACCTGAAAGGTGAGAACATCATGTCCTACTTCGATGTTCAGACTGTTACTGGTACTAACACGGTAAGCAACAAATACTTGGGTGAAACAGAGTTGCAGGTTCTGGCACCGGGTCAGTCTCCTGCTGCAACCTCTACTCAGGCCGATAAAAACCAGCTGGTAATTGATGCCACTGTTATCGCTCGTAACACCGTTGCACACCTGCATGATGTACAGGGTGATATTGACAGCCTGAAACCGAAGCTGGCTACCAACCAAGCTAAGCAGCTTAAGAAGATGGAAGATGAAATGCTGATTCAGCAGATGCTGCTGGGCGGTATTGCTAACACTCAGGCTAAGCGTAATAATCCGCGTGTTAAAGGCCATGGCTTCTCTGTCAACGTAGAAGTTGCAGAAAGTGAAGCACTGGTCAACCCGCAGTATGTAATGGCGGCTGTAGAGTTTGCTCTGGAGCAGCAGCTTGAGCAGGAAGTAGACATCTCTGATGTAGCTATCCTGATGCCGTGGCGCTACTTCAACGTACTGCGTGATGCAGACCGTATCGTTGACAAGAGCTACACCATTAGCCAGTCTGGTGCAACCATTCAGGGTTTTGTTCTGTCTTCTTACAACTGCCCTGTTATCCCGTCTAACCGCTTCCCTAAATTCTCTGCTGGTCAGAAACATCACCTGCTGTCAAATGAAGACAACGGTTATCGTTATGACCCGACTGCAGGAATGAATGGCGCTATCGCTGTACTGTTCACTGCTGATGCGTTGCTGGTTGGTCGTTCTATTGATGTTACTGGCGATATCTTCTATGAGAAGAAAGAGAAGACCTACTACATTGATACTTTCATGTCTGAAGGTGCAATCCCTGATCGTTGGGAAGCAGTGTCTGTTGTGACAACTAAGCGTAACTCATCTACTGGTGATGCTGAGGTTACTGATGGAGCACAGCACACTCAAGTTCTTAACCGTGCACAGCGCAAAGCTGTATACGTCAAGAATGCTGCTCCGGCAGGTGCTGCCGCTGCCGCTGCTGCTAGTCTGTCTGCTGAAGACTTAGTTGCTGCTGTCCGTGCTGTCATGGCAAATGACATTAAGCCGACTGCAATGAAACCTGCTGAGTAATACCTATGCCCTATCTACCTTGCGTAGGTAGGGTTCTTTTTGTTAGGAGGATTCATGCCTGTAATTAAACAAACCAGTAAAGTAGGACACATGATGGAAGATGTGGCCTTCCAGATTATTGATAGCAAGCTTGAAGCGGTCAACTTGTGTATGCGAGCTATTGGTCGTGAGGGTGTGGATTCTCTCGACTCAGGCGATCTTGATGCAGAAGATGCAAGTAAGATGATCGACATCGTATCCCAGCGGTTCCAGTACAACAAAGGAGGTGGCTGGTGGTTCAATCGTGAACCAAACTGGCAACTTGCACCAGACACTAACGGTGAAGTTAATTTACCTAACAACTGCCTAGCAGTATTGCAGTGTTATGCTTTAGGTGAAAAGAAAGTACCTATGACTATGCGAGCAGGTAAGCTCTACTCTACATGGAGTCATACCTTTGATATGCGTAAGCATGTGAATGCTAATGGTATGATTCGTCTCACCTTACTTACCTTACTTCCATATGAGCATCTACCTACTAGTGTAATGCAGGCTATTGCCTATCAAGCTGCTGTAGAGTTTATTGTGTCTAAGGATGCAGATCAGACTAAGCTAGCCACTGCGCAGCAGATAGCCACTCAGCTTCTTATGGATGTACAATCTGAGCAAATGTCACAGAAGCGATTAAACATGCTGGTACATAACCCCACTCAGCGTCAGTTTGGTATCATGGCTGGTGGCTCTCAGAATGTACCTGCTTACTCTCATTCACCTTATGAAAGTTGGGCGCTCCGTCCGTGGGAGGATCGTTAATGGAAGTACAAGGTTCATTAGGTAGACAAATCCAAGGGATTAGCCAGCAGCCGCCAGCGGTACGCTTGGATGGTCAGTGCACAGCTATGATTAATATGATACCTGATGTAGTGAATGGTACTCAATCACGCATGGGTACAACTCATATTGCAAAGATACTTGATGCGGGGGCTGATGACATGGCTACTCATCATTATCGCAGAGGTGATGGTGATGAAGAGTATTTCTTCACGTTGAAGAAAGGACAAGTTCCTGAGATATTTGATAAGTATGGGCGCAAATGTAATGTGACTTCACAAGATGCACCTATGGCTTACTTGGCTGAGGTGATAAACCCAAGAGAAGATGTGCAATTTATGACGATAGCTGATGTTACTTTCATGCTTAACCGCAGGAAGGTAGTTAAAGCTAGTAACAGAAAGTCACCCAAAGTTGGAAACAAAGCCATTGTGTTTTGTGCATATGGTCAATACGGTACATCTTATTCCATTGTAATTAATGGGGCCAACGCTGCTAGTTTTAAAACACCGGATGGTGGAAGTGCAGACCATGTTGAACAAATTCGAACTGAACGTATCACTTCTGAATTGTACTCTAAGTTACAGCAATGGAGCGGTGTGAGTGACTATGAAATACAAAGAGACGGTACTAGTATATTTATAGAGAGACGGGATGGTGCTAGCTTTACAATAACAACCACCGATGGTGCAAAAGGTAAGGATTTAGTGGCTATCAAGAATAAAGTTAGCTCTACTGACCTACTCCCTTCTCGTGCGCCTGCGGGTTATAAAGTGCAAGTGTGGCCTACTGGCAGCAAACCTGAGTCTCGTTACTGGCTGCAAGCTGAGCCTAAAGAGGGAAACCTTGTATCTTGGAAAGAAACAATAGCTGCCGATGTATTACTTGGGTTTGATAAAGGCACAATGCCTTATATCATTGAACGTACAGGTATCGTAGACGGCATAGCTCAATTCAAGATAAGACAAGGCGATTGGGAAGATCGTAAAGTAGGAGATGACCTGACTAACCCTATGCCTTCTTTTATTGATGAAGAAGTACCTCAGACAATAGGTGGGATGTTCATGGTGCAGAACCGCCTATGCTTTACAGCAGGTGAAGCTGTTATTGCTTCTCGTACATCATACTTCTTCGATTTCTTTCGTTATACGGTTATCTCTGCATTGGCGACTGACCCATTTGATATTTTCTCAGATGCTAGTGAAGTCTACCAGCTAAAACATGCAGTGACCTTAGATGGCGCTACCGTGTTGTTCTCTGATAAGTCACAATTCATACTGCCAGGNGATAAGCCTTTAGANAAGTCAAATGCATTGNTTAAGCCTGTTACAACATTTGAAGTGAACAATAA